GGAAGGCTCAGCCGCAGTGCCATCGTAGGCATTAGGACCTAGTCCCCATGATCCCCAGTCAGTGCCACCCTTGGTCATGTGAAATGCAATCTTTGCATTAGTTACTGGATCAAATAGATCTGTGTTAGCCGCAAGGCCAAACTTCTCACGACGATCTACACCTAGGCTTCCAATCATGTTGACCTGGAAGATACCGTATGAATTATCTCCGGTATTGACGTTGTCATTGTGAGCTATGGGTCTGCCATTGCTCTCCCGCATAGCTACTGCCCAAGCCAGCTTTAGGCTTTGGCCTTTGAAGCCTACCGCACGGAGTAACTCTACGAGTTCGTCCTGTGCTAGCTTCCTGACTCCCTTGTATGTTTCAAGAGGGTCTGATAGTTGTATCAGCTCTTCCTTATGAGCTGGTACTGGTCTTTCGATGTAGGTAGTCGCCGCATTGGATGACAACGTTGTCACCGCGAAGATACCAATTGTAAGTGCCGTTATATAGGCTACGGTCGACATTGCAATTCCACGTAGTGTAAGCAACGCTAGTTCGCCTCCTTCTTAGGTTAGGGATGGGATAACTCAATGCAGCCACCGCACTGAGCTTCTTGCTACCCTGCAGCTTCTCAGACTTACGTCTGTCCTCTACCACTTGCACAGGGTTGGAGATGAAAGGGGAAACCAATGTCATGGTGTACCTCCGTCTCTCCGTATTGAACTTGCTGTATTACTATAACACAATGAAAGCGAGATAGGCACCATTGCTGGTGCCTACCGCATCACTTCTTTTCTTCCTCTAGCTTACGGACCTTAGCCATAATCTTTTCGAGGAAAGGGACAATCATTGCGTCTATCCATTGAGTCTCCTCAACGAATTCATTTGCGCTTGCGGCTCTACGTCCACGACGGGTAGCCTTTTGGATAGCGGTGATAGCTGGGCTATCGTGAATCAATCCGTATAGTGGCACTATTACCACCTCCTCTCGTTCTGATGGATTTATTATACCATCTTCCTGAGAGTTTGTAAACCCCTCCCCTTGTGGAGGAGGGGCCGAATTCATGCCCTCTGGGACAGGCATGCCATGCCAATCGCGGTTAGCCCAAGGGCTAGGACCAATGACCCCTTCTCAGGGGTTAGGAGCGCCGTGAGCACCGCAAGTAGGGAAGACACGGCTGATACCACGGCTGGCCACACAAGGCCTTGTATCCAGAGCTTGAGATTCATTTACTTGCTCTTACGGGTCTTACCCTTTAGACGATCTGAGGTGTTGCGGATCTCAGTGCCTGAAGCGGAGATGAGCTTGCGAGCCTTACCGTAGGTAATGCCTAGTTCCTGGGCAACCTCAACCACTGACTTACCAGCGGTATAGAGAGCTGCGGCCTGCTGAGGTGTGACGGTTGTCGTCATTTGTTTGTTTCCTTTTCTCGTTGTTTCGTTTGTCTCGAGTGAAGCGAGTGAAGCTCGTGAACGATCGATCAAATCACGGGCTTCATTGAGCAATTTAGTACTGCTCAAGATTTATTTTTCTTTTCTTTCTTGGGCGGAACCTTGCCATGACGATTGCATAACATCTTTCCTCCCCATGCAGATCGTGGCTTCACATTGAAGTCACAGTCTGTTCCATATCCTGCCGCATCACACTTAACCCTTTTAGCAAGGATTGAGTTATTGATGCTGGCAATAGCTCGCTTGACAACAGAGTTGTTGATAGCAAAGCCATCGACCTGATGACAGGACCAACATAGATATTCATTGCGTCGATGCGCTGGATCACGTACCGCATTTGGTGAACCACACTTGTCGCAAGGTTGAACATGCTTACGTGTAGCTACAATATTGCGATAATCATTTGCGCATATGAGCTTATCATCAAGCTCATAGACAAGTACGTTTGTGTCACCGCACAAGGTACAAGTGTCATAGACATAGATCTGTTCTCGCTGAACAGTGCCGTGTGTCATTTATCCTCCGTACTTGTGGATGAACTATAAAATGAAAATTACTTCTTGTAAACCCTTGGACGAACTACGCCAAGAATTGGTTGTTCTGCCTCAGCCTGAGCTGCTGCCCGCATGAATTGTTTTTCTGCCATCGCATCGAACGCGGTGGCAATAAGGAGAGCAGGTAGACAGAATGCGATGAGTCCAGTGACGCCACTGAAAAAATGCATCCATGAACCACCAATAGAAAGAGCAATCATTGCGACTGCCCAGACTCCGGTGATAACCTTTAGTGAGAATGAGATGCGTCGAAACTGGAATCCGCGTGCGCGTAGGCCGCGAACTGTAGTAATGTCGTGTTTCATTGGAGAAGTCCTTTCGTCGGTTAGGATAATTGTAGCAGGTATAGGGGAAGAAGTACACTACCTAGAGGCTAGAAGTTGGCTATGACTGGTCAAAACCCAAACTTCTTGCGACACTCGGGTCCAAGCTGGAGGCTACGGCTGGTTGGGTCCGTAAGCTCCGCGCCGCAGGAACCGCAGCATGAGTAGTGCATACCGAAGAGCTTGGCGTACCCATACTGGTTTGAACGGATAACTCCAACGAGACCAAGCACATCCTGAACAGAAAGCTTGTGGCGTGTAAACCCACCAAGGCTTCCGGTGAGGCGGCGCATGTAGAGGGTGCCCATAAACTCGCGTACCTCTACGAAGAGTAGGTCGCCATGGGTCTCAAAGTCAAGGTCGATATGGCTAAGGTCCGCGATAGGAAGCGCGTACTTAGACTTTTGAATGGTAGCCAAGGGAACTTGGGTTGGGTTGACGCGAGGCGCCTTTGGGAGCTTTGGCAGCTTTAGCAACCGCTCGATTAGATCTGAAGCTTCACGCTTATTGAGGTGAGGTAGGTTCTCACGGAGCTCGTCAGCTTCGCCAGCCTCGATCTCGCGTTCCTTGAGAAGGGTAAGGATAAAGTCAACCTGCTTTTCAGAAGGTCCGATAAGTACTGTCATTTTAGGCCCCTTTCCTGAGCTTGGTACTATTATATCAGGTAAATTAGGAAGAGCTAGGCAGGTAAGTGCCTAGCTCTTCTAGAAAGGTGTCTACAACTTAGGCGGGAATGGAGGCCACCCAAGGAGACCCCGTAAAGGCGAAAATGAACTAAACTCCTTTACGGTAAGCAAATTATATCACACTTTAGCTACCTAAAAGCGTGACCTCATCGTGAACCGTGGTCACGACCTTTGCCCAGATCTGTGGAGTATGGTCAAACGGCTGGTACCCACCAGCTCCTCCAATGAGGACTCGACCATCAGAATACGTGTGGGCAATTTGCCCAACAGTCTTAGCCGCATACTCATAACCTGGGTAGTCGAACCTAAGCGTCGCCAACGGGTCTGTTCGGTGTGCATCAGCGCCAGTCGCCAACAAGATTACGTCTGGCTTGATCTCATCCGCAAGCTCACGTATCTCGTCCATGCACTGCATAAACACGTCGTCACCGGAGCCTGGGTCAAGAGCCCAGTTGTAGATTCCAAATGATTTCTTGTGTCCATCAAGACCAGTTCCTGGAAACACAGTTCCATCGTGAATCGAACATGTAACGATGTCACGTGAACTTGCTAACAAGTTTTCGACGCCGTCGCCATGATGCGCATCCCAGTCGATGTACATTGGCCGCATGCCATTTTTGGCAAATTCTTTTGCAGCCCACGCCATGTCATTGAATACACAGAATCCAGAGCTACGATTGTATTGAGCGTGATGCTTAGCTCCTTGCGGATTGAAGGCAACCTTTACGTCGTCATCAAGCATCTTCTCAACTAACCGCACAGTTCCGGAGAACATGTGTGTAGCAACACGACCAAGCTTTGTACTAACAGGCTCATCCCACTCGGCGCAAACGCCTTGGTCAATTACCCTAGACACGAAGTCCTTGTCGTGAATAGACTCGATACGTTCACGATCTAGCGGCATGATGTGTGGATAGACTAGAACAACCTCTTTTTCTTCAGAGATAAGTTCTACGGCATATTTTGCACGCAACGGATTTGTTGGATGGTTTTCACCAAGTTTCCAGTCAAGATACACGTCGTCATATGCGATGTGTAACTTGTTATTCATCCGAATCGTCTCCTATCTTAACTGTACGAATTAGCTGTTCAAAATCTTTGTTGATAAGAACTGCGCTTGAGCGCTGTGACCGCATGAGCCCAATTGCCTCATCAGGAGTATAGCCTTCAAGCAAGAGCACGAGTCCCATTGTCAAACCAGAGCGGTTGATTCCAGCTTGGCAACGAATCAAGATTCGCTTGCCAGCTTTCCAGTGCTTGTGTGCAAACTCCGCAGCTTCGAATAAAGCATCGAAGTCAATGTTGCCATCAAGTTCTGCGTCATAAAATCCATAACGCATTTCTTGAACCTGCCAGTCGACTGGACGAGCCCAGGCATATAAAGTTACGACCGTATCAAACTCGTTCTTTGTAATGTTACGAGTTGTGTAAGGGTTTGCCTCATACTCAATCGTGTCAAAGTCATCTGTGCCACCAAGCCATAAGTTAGGCAGGATCTCGCTCCATAGAGGGAAGTCCCAGTCTATCGTCTCATGAGTCGGCGCCGCATAGCTTTGTAATTCCTCTTCATCAATAATGCGTGCCATGTCTCGTCCTTTCGTCATTAGGTGGTAGACCCTAGCAACCACTTGTTAGGGTCTCCACTAGTCTATTATATCAGGTTAGTACGCAACTCTACAACATGGAGCGGACGACGGGGGTCGAACCCGCGACCTGAACCTTGGCAAGGTTCCGCGCTACCAACTGCGCTACGTCCGCACACCTATCTGAGTCTTTACGACAATAGGCTCTCCAGAAAAAACGTCCCACTTGATTGCAGCTGCAATCGCCTTACGGATGTACTCTTCTGCTTGCTTTGGACTCTTTGCTTTGCTTGC